GGCTGCCGCTCGCCATCGCCAGCAGCGAAAGCAAGGTCGGCCGAGAGATTCAGCTTGTAGTTCTTCTTGCTCATGCGTCCTCCGGGTCAGCAGCGACGGGTACGGCAACGTCCGACTCGTCAAGGCCAAGTTCTTCCATCAGTGCCTTCTCAGCGGCACGCTGCCGCAGCACGAGCCGCCAATCCTTGCCACGCCGGCCACAGACGTCCGCGAGCGTGGTCATGTTGCCGGCGACCATCAGTGCGTCGGCTTCGGCTTCCTTCTTCGGGTCCACATGCTCGAACCCGTCCCACGTCCACGACCAGTTCCACTCCGCGAACGGAGGCAGGCCGCGAGGGATCACGCCGTTGATGAGCGTTGCTTCGTCCAGCCAGGCGTAGAACAGCGGATCGAGCCAAATACGCTCGACGTCCGACCGCTCCACGCCGATCGCCTTGCGGTACACCTGATAGTCGCCACGCATCGAGGAGTAGTTCGCAGAACTTGAGTCCATCGCCGCGACGATGTACGGCATGTCGAGGCAGCGAGCGATCTCATTGAGAATCCGACGCACGAACTGATCGTGATTGCTGGTCGGCTGCTCGGCCTTCATCTGCACGGGTTCCCACCCGTCAGGAGCGGCAATCGCCATGTTGCGGACGATCGGCATCGTCTCGAACAGGTCGAGCGTCTTGGCACCGGACGAGTCCGCCGGCATGGTCGTCTTGAGGATTGCCGCGAAGCACGCGGCAGTCTCGGCAGCACTCACCACCGCGAGCGTGTAGCGTCGCAGCATGGCGAAGAGTTCCAACGCCGGCGTGATCTCCGGTACGCCGCGGCTCTGCCCTGGCCGAGTGGCGTGGAACCAGTGCAGCACCTTGTCGACGTCAACCCATTCGCCGTCCTGGCCCCACCCGGAGAACGATGAGCCGGGATGGTACTTGGCGACCCAGTACGACACCGGGTTGCCGTCGTCATCGAAGCGGATGCCGTCCACCTCGTTCGGCAGTTCGATCGTGCCGAGCGGCGAATAGACTTGATCCGCCTCAAGCAGCTTGACGTCGAGTTGCACCTTGCGGAACCGGCGGTTGTTGGTCTTGAGGCCGAACACCTCGCCGCTGCCGATCTTGGCCTGCTTGCTCAAGCGGAGCTTCTGAGCCAGGTCGCACTCGACGGTCCAATCGAAGAACGCCGTCTCGACTTGCCGCGTCTTCCGCGGGTTGACGTCCGGCCCGAGATCAAGCTGCAACCGTGGCCCGGTGCCAACCATGTCCCGCGCCCACGTCGAAGCCATGCCGGCCGCGTAGGAGTTGTTGGCAATCTCGTAGCGTGCTCGGTTGCGAATCTTCGTCCGCACGGCAGGCGACAACGCCGCATCGGCCGAGAATCCGTCAGCGGCGGCCCAGTGCCGTTGGTTGTTCTCGTGCGTCTTGGCAGCGTCGAACGAGGCCCGCACGAGGCTTTGGATCGTGGCGTTCTGCACCTCGACCGTGGCCGCGAGTTGCGACTTGCTGGGGCCACGGTTGAACATGCCGAGGAGGCCCATTAGTCGGCAGCCCCCGGAGCCTCGACGCGAGCGAATCGCAGCCCGCCGAATGCGGAGGCTGAAGCGGCCCGCCCGTCGATGACGAACTTGGCTGCCGCAACCTGTTTGTCGAGGTCGTGCTGCTCAACTTCGCCGGCATCCGTACGCGCCCGCTTCGGCTGCGCCAGGTTGTCAGCGATCGCGTCGAGAACGTCGTCGTTGTCGGCCATCCGGCAGCACCTACGGCACGGAAAGCGTGCATCGCCTTCCTACCGTTCAGTGTACCGGTGTCCACGTGACCTCCCGGCCGACTGCCGTTTTCTACGGCGTTTTGCAGGGTCCGAAAAAATCTTTTCAAGACCGCTTGCACCATTGTCCGACAAAGGTATAATCGGGGCATGATTCGCAAATGAGACTCGCCAGCCGAAAGACGAAAGGGACGAAACGATGAACGCTCTTCTGAACAACACGACGCGAGTGGTTAAGATCAACGGCCGCTGGTTCATCACGATCGGAAACCCTGGCTTCAACTCGCCAGCCAACAACCGGAATGGTTATGCAACCGAAGAGGGTGCGATGGCGGCAAGCCTTCGCTACGGTCAGGGTCGCTAAGACGACACAACGCCCGGCGGCACTTCGCCGCCGGGCTCACCACGAAAGGACATACCATGAAACTCAATCCCGAAATCATCTACACGGCCCACAAGATCAGCGACGAACGCGGCTACTACTTCTGGGAAGTGCGAGCCCGGCACGGCGACCGCATCGAGGTTGCCGCCGTATGCGACTCGGCTGCCGAGGCCAAGGAAATGCTCAAAGCGATTAAGGAAGCGACGGTGGCAGCATGATTGACCGCATCACCTTCCGCCCTGGCCCGCTCGCAATCCCGCTTGCCGCCTACTGCGAGCGGCACGGCACAACGCCCAGCGAAGCCGTTCGCCTGGCTGTCGCCAAGATGCTCCGCGTGGAGGCTCCAGCAATGGAAGGCCACGTGGAGACGATCCGCAGAGTGAACGCAGCCAAGCGGCCGAGGAAACGCCGGCGGTAGCGTCAGCCGAAACGCCGCATGATCTCCTCGCGACGTCGCCGCGCCTCCTCCGCACTCACCGCAACGCGCCGCGGTGGCGGGGCTGACTCTGCTCCAACTGCCGAGATGCCGAGGAACGACGCACCGACCATCGCACCCACGATGCAGTCGAGCCAGTGGTTGTCGCGGCCGGGAATCTGGTTCCACTGCTCGATACGCTTGCCGGTGTTCTTATTCTCGATCGTCTGCGGGTACTCGGCCGTGATGTGGTCAATGAGCATCGAGTGATTGCCTGCACAGAACGTGAACGCCAGCGGGTCGCCGGTCGGCAACCGTAGCCGCGTTGCCACGAGCGACTTCCAGAAGTTGGAGTCGTGAGCCAGTGCCTTCTGGCGTTCTGCCGTCTCGGTCTTCCACCCCTGCCCGCATCGCTCGCCGGGCTTCGTTTTGACCTCGGAGAACGACTGTCGAGCCGCGCCTACGTGCTGGCCGTGCGACGGCATCACCCGCGAGCCGTACTTGCTCCGCCGGCAGAAGTCGCGGACCACGCTGGAATACTGCCGCCAATTCGCGTCGATCGTCAGCAGCGACACGTCAAGCGTGGCATCAGACACCTCGCTCTCGAACTTCCGGCCCATGATCTGCGGCACCAACGCCTCAAGCCCGGCCATGATCGCGGCGGCCTGGTCGTCGGTGCCATGCACCTGTTGCAGCGTCACCGTGACGTCGCGAAGCGTGAAGTACGGCATCGGTTGCTTTGGGTAGCACCCATAATCGACAATGTGGCCCCGCAAGCCGTTGCCAACCGCGATGACGCCCCAATACAGCACTTTGCCCTGCACGTCGATGAACGCCGTGAGCGTGCTTGCACCGGATGGCACCGAGCCGCGAGGCACGGCGATGGCACGTGAAACAAGCTCCTCCGGCTTGAGTGCCGACGATGTTTCGTCCGACTCCATCGGCTCCTGCTGGAACTCGCTTGCGAACACCTCTGGCCCGTCGTCGATCAGTGCGTTGTAGAAGTGCTGGATGGCGGAAATCTCTTGCTCGCGGTCGTAGCAGTGTTCCCAGTAGACCTCGCAGCCGGCATCCATCGCGGCACGGTTCTCGCGGTAGTATTCCGTCGCGGCCCGCCACGCCCGCAACTGGTCGCCGTCGATGTCTTTGTCGTAGGTCTGCCGCAGTCGCTTGTATTCGCCGAGCCACATGTCCTCGTGACGGTCGGCCCACTTGCGAATGGCCTTGATCCGCACGCCTTGCCAGGCTGGATCGCTCAATAGCTGGTCGATGACGTCGCCCTTGGCGATCACCGTCGCATTGCAGACCACCGCCAGCGTCTTGCCGTGGCCGCCGAGCTTGAGGATGTTCTTTTTGATGATCCGCATCCGCTTCTGGACTTGGCCCGGCGTGGATGCGGACTCGTCAGTCTGAATATCATCGAGGCCCACGAGGTCAGGCCGTGCTTGCGTGCCGTCCGATCGCTTGTACCGCAGGCCGCGGCTCGCGGCCGTGATGCCGTGGCATGAGATGATTGCACCGCTCGCCTTGCTGCCAGGAATCTTTGGCAGCACGATCGTCTCGGCCGTCCAATCGATATGCGTACGCTCGCCCTTGTACGCTTGCGAGCCGCAACGCTGCGGCCTGCCCTCCAAGGCCCGGATGGCATGGCAGACTTCTGGGAAGTCCTCGTAGAGAATGTCGTTTTCCGACAACTCCATTTTGATCGACTCGATCGACAGGGACGCTTTTCCAGCGTCGCTCCCGAAAAGTGCGGCGTACTTGCGGCGGCCCGTGACCTGGCACCAAATGACCCACACCTCGAAGCGGGTCGTCTTGCCGGAGCCACGAGGCCAGGCCTCAACCGTCCGGCCGCCGTTCTCGGCAACGTCTTGGAGTCGGGTATTCGACCGCTCGTGGTCCGGCGACATAGGCCAGGAGCCAGTGGAGTGCGGGAAGTACGTGACCGCGAAGAACTCGAAGGATTTCTCGGCCTTTTTGCGGCGTTTCGGGTTCTTTACCGGCGGAATTTCGCCAATGTCGGAGCCTTTGGCGTAGCGTTCGCGAGAACGCTGAACGTCGAATTCTCGCCTATTTTGGGCCGCTTTTGGCGATAGCTGCCGCCGGTTCTGACTGCTCACTTCCGAGGCAGCGGCAGCAGGCTTTTTGCTCATGACGCAAACTCACTCAACATTTCCGGCCGTTGCGGGTGGTGGCAGATGGTCGCTGTGGCG